CAATATCTTCAGCAACTCGTACAATTAACATTGGGTCTACTTCTGGAACAGGAACTACAACATTAAACGGAATAGTAAATCATCCAGGAACTACAAGCCCAATACATCTAAATGGTTCGGCAGGAACTTCAGGTCAAGTACTTTCTTCTGCTGGAACAGGAGCAACACCTACTTGGCGTTCGGGTCCAGTAGATGCTACAACAACAACTGCTGTTACTGGATTTGGCTATATGGGTCTACCTCAAAACCCGACAACAACAGGAGCCTATACAATTGTTGCCGCAGATGCAGGAGAGCATGTTTATGCTTCTGCCACAAGAACAGTAACTATTCCAGCAAACTCATCTGTAGCATTTCCTGTCGGAACAACTCTTACTTTTATTTCTGGTGTTGGTGCAACTATGACTATTGCTATCACCACAGACACTATGTATTTGGCAGGGGCTGGAACCACAGGCTCTAGAACTCTTGCTGCCCACGGTATCGCTACAGCAGTAAAGACTACATCAACAACCTGGATTATTAGCGGAAATGGGCTAACATAATGGCAGGTTGTGCTCAAGGGCTAATTTCTTCTTTAAAGTCTGCTGGTGCCCCACCAGTTTCAGGAAAGTTTTGTACAAGTGCACAGGTTTCATTTGCTTGCTGTACTTCTACTGGAGTTTGTGTTGACGCAGCATTGGGTGCAGGAGCAACTTGCTCACCTGTAGACCCGAATGGATGGAATTTTGACGCATGTTAGGATTGTTATATGCTTAATGATGATTTAATACAGTTTGTTCCTAATGGAGTTAGGGGCGTTGCTTTGGTCTGGGTTATTGATACTCAGTGCCTTTACGACCTACCGCTTTCAGTAGAACATGCCGCTATTTTTACTGACGCAGACGAAGTGGTAGATATTTCAAAAAACTATCCAGAACACGATGGCGTTACTGTTCGTTTCTTAAAAGATGGCGAGGTATTGGAAGAACTACAAACCTCAGACTACTTTGGAAGCATCTTGCTAAGTAATCCACAGGTCCTTGTTCTGACGGATTACCCTTATGGATATTATGTTGTGTCTCCAAATGCACTTTTTGTAGATGGAGAGTTCGTTATTTTAGAAACAGATATGACAGAATTGGAGCCTTTTCATCGTGAGCACGGAGCCTAAAAAGTCTCGTTGGGAGCAGTACAAGGAAAAAAATGGCGTTACAGCCCTAGACCTTTTAAATCCTAAGACTAGAAAAATTGACGAAACACAAGCAAAAGAAAGAATGGATATCTGTAAAGGCTGCCCAGAACTAATTAAAGTTTTAGACCAGTGCAAGCAGTGTGGCTGTTTTATGGAATTTAAGACAAGGCTAGAAGCCGCTAAGTGTCCACTTGGTAAGTGGTAAAACCCACTGTTTACTATTTCTTAAAACTGTGGTATACTTTATCTATTACAGTTTTAGAAAGGTGGAAACACTATGTCGGAATTTTTCTCTTTTACCCTCCCAACAGATTTTGTCGAAAAGTACAAATCATTGGAATCACCCTTTGGATTCGTGGATGCAGGTGGCAACGCACTAGGTGAGATTACCTTTGTTCGTACCTACTCACGAGTCAAAGATGACGGAACCAAAGAACGCTGGTACGAAGTTGTACGCAGAGTTATTGAAGGTATGTACTCTGTCCAGAAAAACCATGCAAAGGAGAACAGACTCCCATGGAATGACTACAAGGCACAGAAGTCAGCACAAGAAGCATTTGATAGGATGTTCAACCTAAAATGGACACCACCAGGTCGTGGTATGTGGACATTTGGTACACCACTCACAATGGAAAAGCGTAATTCTGCTGCTTTGCAGAACTGTGCTATGGTATCCACAAAAGACCTAGACAAGAATGACCCAGGTCAGTTGTTTGCTTGGGTTATGGATGCTCTTATGCTTGGTATTGGAGTTGGCTTTGATACCCTTGGAAAAGACAAGAACTTTGCTATCTATGCACCATCAGAACCAGAAGTTACTTATGTAATCCCTGATACTCGTGAAGGCTGGGTAGAAGCAACTCGTTTGCTAATCAACTCATATCTTCGTGCAGGGCAGAGCATTCAGAAGTTTGACTATTCCGAAGTTCGTCCAGAAGGTGCACCTATCAAGGGATTTGGTGGGGTAGCGTCAGGACCAGCACCACTAATCAAACTACACGAAAGAATTAGCCATGTGCTAGGACAGCGTGTAGGAGAGAATTTAGATGCTCGTGCTATCGTTGACTTAATCAACCTTATTGGTACTTGTGTTGTTTCAGGTAACGTTAGACGTTCTGCTACCCTTGCACTTGGCGTAGATGGAGACGAAGACTTCCTAAACCTAAAAAATGCAGAAGTGTTCCCAGAACGTAACTCGTATGACCCAGAGAATCCAGGTTGGGCTTGGATGTCAAATAACTCTATCGAAGCAACTGTGGGTATGGATTATGAAAAGTATGTAGACCGCATTGTTGATAATGGAGAGCCAGGATTTATTTGGCTTGATGTTGCTCGTAATTACGGAAGACTAGCAGACCCAGCAGATGGCAAGGACTATCGTGTAATGGGGTTCAATCCGTGTGCAGAACAGCCACTAGAGTCATATGAACTATGTACCCTTGTGGAAGTACACCTAAACCGCCACGAGACTAAGGAAGACTTCTTGCGTACTCTTAAGTTTGCTTACCTGTATGGAAAGACTGTTACACTTCTTCCTACTCACTGGCAACAGACCAACGGTATCATGCAGAGAAACCGCAGAATCGGTACATCTCTAACAGGCATTGCATCATTCGCTGATGAGCATGGTTTACCTACCACTCGTGATTGGATGGACAATGGGTATAACAAGATTCGTTATTATGACAAGAAGTATTCAGAATGGATGTGTGTTCGTGAGTCAATCCGTGTAACCACAGTTAAGCCATCTGGTTCTGTGTCTATTCTTTCTGGTGCTACTCCTGGTGTTCACTGGGGTCCAGGTGGAAAGTTCTATCTAAGAGCAATCCGTTTTGGAAACACAGACCCAATGCTTCACTTGTTTAAAGCCGCAGGGTATAAGATTGAGCCAGACCTAGTGTCAGCAAATACTTCAGTAGTATACTTCCCAATTGCTTCAGGACAGAAGCGAGCAGAAAAAGATGTAACACTATTCGAGAAGACAGCACTTGCCGCTACCGCCCAGAAGTACTGGTCAGACAATGGTGTTTCAGTAACGCTATCGTTTGATACAGCAACTGAGAAACAGCACATTGCGTCTGTTCTAAACATGTACGAAGGACAGTTAAAGGCTGTATCTTTCTTGCCAATGGGTAACACTGTTTATCCACAACAGCCATATTCTGAAATTACAGAAGATGAGTATGACTACTACATTGGTAGATTGGCAAAGATTGATTTCTCTGCTATCTATGATGGAGTAGATAATCTAGAGGCACAAGGCGAAGCCTACTGCACGACAGATTACTGTGAAATCAAAATTCCAGATAAGAACTAAATAAAAAGATACCCTGTCATTAACTTGGCAGGGTATTTTCTTATGTGGTAGAATAGTAGATATGCCTATCACAACGAATCTTTATGCAGACAAAATCTTAAGCGAACATCCGTTAGCGGTATGGTCGTTGGATGACACATCTGACTATGTTTCTTTAATTAGCAACTCATTTAGGCAACTAAGCACTTGGACACCAACAGGTGGTTCTGTATCAAATATTACAAACACTCAAAGAAATCTTACAGCACCATTTCCATCAAGTTTCGTTACACAAATTAATGGAACATCTAGCCCAACAACTGTTACTTCAAGTACAACATTTACCTCCGATTCCGAAGGATTTACTGTAAGTTTTTATATCCAAACATCTTCAGATGTTACTGTTAAGGTTGGGTATACTGGAATAACATTTAAAGAAACAGTCGTATATGGTAGCAAATATCCTACACTAACCTGGGTTCCAGTTTCTTTTACATTTTCAAATCAAGCGACAGCCAAAAATTTAAAAATTGAATTTGTCTACGCTTCTGGAACTCCAACCTTTTATATAAATGGATTGACTATTGGAAAAAACTCAGAACCTTTTAATGGAGAGTCTTTTGGTCAGGCACTTATATCAATCCCATCAAATATTGCAACAACTCAAACTGCTGGAATAGAGGCAAAGTCATATGGAAACCAGAGTTATAGTGGATATTACATTGGTAGCGGAAATAATTTGTATGCTAAAAATGCTGGAATGTCATTGTCTTATGGCTCCGCAAATTCTGCAATAATTTATCCACATCCAACCGCTGGTCAACCATCTTTCATAATTCCTGGATTTGGATTCTTAAATGAGAATGGAAGATATAAGCAACTAACTCTTGAAATGATGATAAGAATAAACTGTAATAACTCAACACCTAAAAGAATTATTGGACCACTGGCATCTACCGATGGAGTGTATGTAACTAAAGAATTTATAAGTTTAAAAATTGGGGAAGATGTAAAATCATACTACTTGTCAGAACTAAACAGACCAATGTTGTTGCAAGTAATAGTTGCAGAAAATTATGCTGTGTTGGCAATAGATGGAGATGATGTTATATCCTTACCAATAAATTCATCAACACTTACCTTGCCAACAAAGTTAGATGGTTCCTCTGATGACCAAGACTGGATTGGATTTTTTGCTTATTCAGATGTTAAATTTTTAGAAGTAGATTCAATTGCAATTTACCCATACAAGTGTTCAAGCGTGTTGTCTAAGATGAGATTGGCTTATGCCCAAGCGGTAGACGTTCCACTAGATATAAATATTAAATATGGTGGAAATGCAATCCTTGCTGACTTTGGTTTTGCAAACTATGTAAATAATTATAACTATCCAAGTTTTCAGGCAAAGTGGGAACAGGCTTCAATTATTGATAACTTTGATATAAGTCCTACACAAACTCTTTCTACCAAATCATATGCAGTTCCAGAAGCACAAACATCTTTATATACCTCATCATTATGGCTTAAAGATTTGTATTTAACATATGTTGCTTCTGGAGATTCTGATGTTTTTATAAATCTAAGACCAGGAACAGTTGTTGTAGACTCAGGTAGGTCTTGGTCAACAAATCAAGGATATCTATACTCATCTTCTTTTAATAAGAATGAGCATTTATCAAGTGGCATATATGGAGTATTTAAGTCTCTAGAGAGTAGCGGCACAGAGCAGATACTTCTTGAAATACTAAATGAATCTACAGAGGACTACTTAAGAGTATCCCTCACAAACACAACTGTTTCATATAAAATAAAATACAATGGAACAGAGTCAACTATAACAACAAAGTCAATTACACAAAATACAAAGTTTGCAGTAGGTATAGATATAAAGTCATTAGTAACACTAAACACAGAAGTTGCTTCATTTATAAGCGATGTTAATAGTCTTAATCTTTATATTGGTGGAGATAACTTAACATCCAATACTTTTAGTGGAAATATTTACAAAGTTGGCTTGTGTTCATCTAGAAATTTTGCAGACATCTCTAATCTTTTTACTTCTGGCGTTCTTACTTCTGGTGCTTCTCAATCTGTTCTTTTGCCTAGAACAGCAACATACACAGTATGTGCAATAAACGCATATTCAAAAATAATGCTTGATATTGCAACAAATTCATATTGGCAAGACTATATTCCATTAAACAAGTTATCAAGAACAATTGATGATGCTAGTGGAAATCCAATTCAAGAATTAGATTTTGTTCAAATAAACATAGACTATCCAGAAACTAAAACTTATTCTTCTGGAAACTTTGATACATCGGACGAAGACTTACGTTCATATATTACTTTTCAGAGACTATCCTCTGGAGCAATAAAGAATATTTCAGAGTTTGCATCAACCATCTCTGCTGACGATAATAGGGTCATTGACGCTAACACACCAGACGAAACATCTAAATATGAGTTTGTAAATGGTATGATTGTGTATCCGCCAAGACCAGAAATTACAGAATTAGATTGGGATAAGTGGGCAATTGTCTTCCATGTAGAATTAAACGATAATGCAAGCAATCTAAAACCATACCAAATTAGACACCTTCAGGTTGCAGCAAAAACTCTAGAGTATGCTCCAACAATCTCAACACCACAGAACCCAGTTGGCGAGAAGTATAATGCAATTGGGACGAAGTATTCTGTAGACCTATATCCATACACATATTCTGGAGGAACCTATAACTACAAGAGTAAAAATCCATATCTTGTTTATAAACAAAGCACACCCTATCTGTATCTGACAAAACATTCTGGAATAAGGTTTTGTGGAGACTACAACTCAGCGGTAGATAGGGGAATATTCTTTGAGATGGGAAACCCATCACTAAACATTAAGATTAACTCTATCCAAATGTCCTTATTGGCAGATATCGAGGAATTTCCAACAACAGCAGTTAAAGTGTTTGAGATAGTTTCTAAAAACGAAACAATTCCATTCTATCTAAAATCAATTAATGCTGCCAACACCAAGGGAAGAATTTACACAGACTCGACAACTAACATTCCAATATATTATTTGAATGGAAAAATTGTTGCAGAACCAGTTTTAGAACTAGACGAATGGAACTTCCTTGGTCTATCTTTCTTAAATCCAATAGACATATCAGAATCGGTTGGAAAAATAAAGATAACTTCAGGCATCTTGGTAGATAACATATCTTTTTATGGACTTGATACCGAGAACAACTCTCAAAAAATAACAACACTGTCCTGGAATACTGTAGATAATGGTGCGTGGAACGAACTAACAACCTGGAAATATAATACCCTGTCAGACTATTATAGGGTTTATGACAACGGAATGAAAGAAATTTTTAAGACATACACTGGAACAAATAAGATATTAGTAGACACTTCATCTAATACTAGAAATCTAGAGTTTAATAGATACAATTATATTGGTTACATGGACATAGAGAGAAACACAATTACACTTAACATTGCATAATGTGGTATACTAGTGGTTATGAATATAGACACTACAAAAGATATTGGTCAAGTCATGCCCAACCAAATTGGTAAAACAAAGGTTTCTATCGTAGAAGAGCCTTTCTCAGACTATGGAATATACGTTTGGCAGTTGCGTTCTGGTAAAATGTTTACCGATAACGAAGGAAATGCCCTAAGCATCGACTCCATGAAGGGCGATGAATCAAGAATTGCTTTGCTTCGTAATGAGGCAGCATGGCTAGGACAGCCAGATGGTCAGGCAGTATTCTTTGCCAATGTTCGCAAGGTATCAGATGAGGAATACTCAGAACAACTAGACCGTATGACACAGGGATATATTCCTTCAGAAACAGACCTAGGTGCTTTGATAGATGCAAAGAAGACATTTGACCAATTCGGAAGTGATGACTAGTGAATTACTATGAATACGCTAACACTCCTGCAAGACTAGATGAAGTTCAAGAGACAATCAATCAGTTTGCTTCTATGGACCCATTTGTCAAATCTTGGGATGACCTAAAAAGTTTGGATGGTATGCAGACCAACTTTAAACGTAGAAGTTCTAGAATGTCTAAGGCTCTGGGTGACGATGCTTATCTAGAGTCTGCTAATGCAATTCAGATGGGTACCGATGGTGCTCGTTCAAATGCCATTAATCCTGGGGTAGTGTTTCGTAATGCATATGCATTGTTTGATGTAATTACCCCACCATACAACCTATACGAACTTGCAAACTACTACGACACATCATTCGCCAACCACGCTGCTATTGATGCCAAGGTTGAAAACACCGTTGGTCTTGGTTATGATTTTATTGTTTCTGATAAGACAAACGTTAAACTAGAAGCAGCCTCAGA